TACAGTGCTTTTGAGGGGAGCATTGGTCAGGATGGTAGGCTGGTTGAACGGTTGTTCATTCGTGCAGCGCTGAATGGGCACGGGGAAAAAGAGATGGCTGATTTCTATTGGAAAGAGTCAGGTAGGGTCCAAACGATTGGCGTGGGCATTAAAGGAGTGAAATTGAAACATTGCAGGCGGTGTAGTGGTGATTTCTCGACTTCTTTTGGGAACTACTTAGTGAACGTGGGGATCACGTTTTACTGTCTTGTGAAGCTTGGCGGGCTTCAGAGGGAGGAAGCATACCTGCGTATATTTAGGCCTGGACAGGAGGCTGGTACGGGGTTTGTCTTCGAGGGGGATGATGGGTTGACGGACCCAGGCGTTCTCAATAACGCGCTAGTGGAGCGCTTAGGGTTCAAAATCGGATCGAAGGTCAGTGGTGATGACGCAGACTTTCTTCGAAAATGGTACCCTTTTCCGCCGGAGAGAGCTGGTCCCGTCGTAAACATCTTAAGGGTTATGCGCAGTCTGTTATGGCTGCGGGGGTCTAACCTGGTAGAAGGAAAACGACGGTACCTACTCCGTGCGGCAGCCTGGTCATGTTGGCACTTGGCACCTGGACACCCGGTTCTCACTACGCTGGTCAAAGTTTGTGGGAAACTGACCAGTGGGGCGTCCAAGTTCAAGTCTGCCAAAATGTTTTATGGCCATGGTTGGGTCGACCCCCCAGATGACGCGTTCGAGAAACACGCGGAACTTGTGGTGAACGACCAATTACGAGGTCAAGTTGAGATCGGTAGGGGACCGGAGGTCCCCATGCTCAGTCAGAGTACCCAGCACGCCTTGGAGAAGGAGTTTGAAAGGACTATGGGTTACGTGAGGATTGGCAAGGAGTTTGACCATTACCCTGAATATCTTGATATGTTGGAATCCAGTCACTTGACGACGTTAGCTAAGAATAGGTTTGACGAACCTGCGAATAGTGCGTCAGCTGAGTGGCTGCTGAGATCATTCATGGATCCTCGTAGAAATCCTCACCCGTTGGTACGGTAGTGAGGTTGGCACTAGCCTGTATGCTTTACCCGGCAAGTACTAGTGTCATTATCATCGTGTAGGCGAAACAGTCGGGTCGTGGAACGGAACCAGAATCTCG